TTAGTTTTTACCTTAAGGTCTGCCTTTTGCTTTTCTGCGTCTTTTAGACTTTGCTCTAGAGATGCCTTTAAGTTTTCAACTTCAGATTTAGCTTTTTGTGCTTCAGATTTAGCTTTTTTTGCCGCCTCGTTTGCCGCCTGAGTCTCACTACTTGATTCCTCAAGCTTACCCTTAAGGCTTTCATATCCAGCCTTAGACTTTTCCACTTGCTCAACGCCGCGCTTAGCCTTTGCTATGATTTGGGCGGCTTCCTCCTTGGCTTCTAAAAGCATTTTTTTGGCCCTTGCTTTTAACTGCTCAATATCTTGTCCTTTTGTAATGTCTTTTAACTGCTTGTCATGCTCAGCTTTCAATTGCTTAAAAAGATCATTCTGCTTTTGAAGCGCTTTAAGATCTGTACTTGGAGTTGTTAAGTTCATACTTACTTCTCCTTCTTAATTGTTACAGTTAGATCACCTGTAGCACTAATTTTGTACCTACAAGAAACATTACAGGAAAAATGACTATTGAATGCCACTCCTTCTACTGCGCCATACTCTAACGGTTGGCCATGACTATCAGTGACAGCCACAAACTTATTATCCATTTCGCGAAGCAAGCGGAATGTTCCGCTACCCTCAGCGCATACACAAAGATCGCCACGAAATGTAAACTCACGGCTTTCTGGGTTTTTTGCGTTTAATACATATGTAGTCATTAGTAAAGCCCTATTGATTTATTCATATACTACTATCTTTCATAAATTTTTGCATACATACCAAGATATAACCCTTGGTAGGCGCCTATAAGTATTTCAGCCTCAATACTTCCCCATGAATCACCCCATGAGGTGCCCCAGCTATCACCCCAAGCACTCACTAGGCAGGCCCCCATGGATCGCTAGTCGTTCCAGTTCCATCGACTTCTATGTCATGAACATATTTAACGTTTGCGTCAACTTGACCCGCCTGAGTAAACGTTAAAGAGTCGGTTTTGCCTTGTATGGAAGTGAGCTGTGCCTGCTCCGACGGAGTTAGCGAGCTACCACCTGTAGACACAACATAAACAACATTTTGCCAGTTTAAATCAATACCGTAACCACTTGTAGTTGGATCAAGAACAGGGTAGGAACCATCATCCTTATATATTCTGGCGCTATCGGTCTGCCGCTGTGACGCGGTTGTTTCGTTATCTAAATATATATTTGCTATAGAAGTAATATTTACATAATTACCCTCATCGATAGCAACAAATGCCCCATACGCACCCTCTATTCCATCGGCAGTGGTCAAGGTTGAACAATAAAAAGCGAAAACCTCTGCGGCGCTAAAGTTTTGAGCTACCGCCAAATTGAACTGGTCATCAACTGCGGAATAATTAAATTTAGTTACTTGCGACCCATCAACAGCGTTAGTGGCATATACGCTGTCAGAAACTAAGAAGTTTGCAGCGTTTAAGCTCCATCCAGTTGCGCTAGCGGTGACAATTGTCTCAAAACTTTTGAATGAAACTGAACCGTCAAGCTCTGCAAATCTAATTCTTATTTCGTCCCCGTCAGAATAATTTGTCCCCTCGGTGTAGATTTCATTGTATGTAGCTCCCCCGGGGTCTGACACATAAACCTCGCTTGAGGTCGTATTATTATAAATTTGAAGCATTGTGTCTGCTCCTGACGCCGTAGGTAAGTTAGTTATAGTCGCCTGATTTTGAACTGCTGGCGTATAGTAAGTGCCGTCATTCGACTGAAAACGAGTGAAATCAGGATGGTCAGAACTTGACCTCGACACATAAAAACCATGGTACGTCGTTGTAGTATCTTGCCCCTCTACTCGGCCATACTCAGATTCATAGTTGCCGCCCGTCTCAATAACCATATCGGGATAGTTAAACGGGTCTTTGCCCTGGTAAGTAGCATCAAGAGAAAGGTTATAGTTAATCTCTCTCAATATATCCTCAGCGCTGTTTGTGCCGTTATCCACCACCTCATAATCAAAACTCTTACCGCCCACCGTAATTGGGGCGGCTGTATGATCTGTAATAGTGATTGATATTGCGGGATCACCTGTAGCAATGCCTGTAGCAGCCGGGGATAGCGGAATTGTGTAAAGCGTTGGCGTTAGCGTTGACAACCCAAACAAATCCAAAACATCAATACGAGCCTGATAGTATCCATTGATTTGATACTTAAATACGGCATGACCGCGATAATCAAAATTACCGTGTGTAGCATCACCATACATTTTGACTATTTCGTCAAAATTTCCGGTCGCTCTTGCGTCTGTAGTGTTTGACCCATCAATCTGTTGATACTCGCCGGTCTCGCCCGCTGTATTATCGCCAACTGACAAAACAGCAAACCACTCTGCCGTGACTGTACCGCTAGAATTAATGTAACCAACACCGCCACGCGTCATGTTTTCGATGCTTGAGTCTGCGTTACCCTCTGCGTCATCAACCAGATAAAGCGTGTTAATACCGTCCATCTCTAAATTGAATGCGGTGTTTCTTAATGCGGTCTGAGTCCTGAAGCTTTCCATCATCAAGCTAAATACTCCCTGAACCGTAGGCCCGAACGTTGGTACAGTTAGCTCGTTATTTGTTCGTGACCAGCTAGCATCTGTCGTATACGTTAATCCATGACCGGAATCATATTCACGGCTATTTACCAGTTGAGCGTTAATAGTTACGTCGCCTGACAACACTAAACCTGTCTGCCTAAACGGGATAAACCCATCTTTAAGCACTGTAATATCTACAGTTTCACCACCATGTGAATAGACTAACTGGGACGCGGACGCCTCGCTATCTAGCTCTGTTTGTGTATTGGTCGTAAATACAATTATCTGAGACCCCGTTTCACTAGAATTAACTGTCAAGTCATCCGTAGGGCCTAAAACCGTGACTGTACCACCGCCAGAAGTCGGACTTGCCACGGTATTATTTGAATTAATATCGGATGATACGCTTAACGATGTGTTGTTTGCTGTAGCGTTATCAAACTCAATACTTGTAGCGCCACCCCTAGATAATCCGGTTAAGGTATACGTACCAGATGCAGTTGCAGGACTTAATGTAATTGTATTATTTGCAGTGACAACAATATTAATATCGCTAAGATCGGTTTCAGAAAACGTAATATCTATGTCTGAATCTGTAGTTATGGTTGACCCTGCCACAATATCAGCCGTCCAGTCAATCGCCGCTGCACTATCAGTGATAGTTATATCAAGATTTCCTTCAGCTATTTCGCAAGTTAAAGGCGATGCCACCGTGCAACCTTCCATCGTGACACCGCTACCCGTGATGCTGACATTTCTAACCCCTGCCATTAACACAGATGTCATCGTCACACTTGTACTTGCCGCGGAACCGTCTATCGTGAGATCAAAATCGGTTGAGTTTGTAGCTAAAGACGCACTCTCTATTACAATTGAGCCGCTGGCTTGACCAGTTATATCAAGCTGATAGTACCCTGCTGGCATAACACCAAAAGCGATCCCGTCATCTTCTTTAAACGCAATGCCTAAAGCTGCGCTAGTGTCGTCATAATCATCAGACTCTATAGCAATAGGAAATCCGAACTCGATAGTCGGACCCGCTCTAGCAACCAACATACTATGGTAAGTGGTACCAGATGTGGGCTTGAGTAAATCAAAATAATTTTCAAGCGTGACCGTTGAGGGCGACCCGGTATCACCAAATCTTGCTGGCCCGTTAATGTAAACTAGCTGATCTACCGACATTTGAAACCCAAAAGCACCTCCGGTTTCGCTAGCCTGGGCTAAAAAAGCAAAACCCGTCACATCAGTATTATCAAAAGTCCCAACTTCGGAATCGGGAGTCCCAACCATCATAATGGGGTGGAATGAGCCGTTTTTGATAGTTGCGGAAGCGCCAACATTCCAAACACCCCAATTTGCAGTGCCAGTTCCAGAGCGAAGCGCTACACGTATATCTGCTATTGTATTGTAGTCCGGGCTATTATTTTTAAAGTGCATGCAAAACGCTTGATCGACGCTCGACATATCTTTTGACGCAAACGTTACATACCCAGAATACCAGTCATCAGCTACAAGCGAGTTACCCTCATTAGTAAGCTGCTGACAGTTTGTAGTGCCGTCAATACCTCGCTGACTACCGCCGTCAGTTGGAAACGCATAATCAGCGCCCGCAACTGCGGCTAAAGTCATGTCGGTATTATCGAGCGCCGCTGCTTGATCAAGATTAGCTACTAATGCCGCCATTACCTATTTAACCTTTGATTAATATGCCTTAACTGGTCGTTTACTTGCTCATCCCTATTTTTTTGATGAGCTTCCAGCCGCTTAAGCTCAATATTTACACGCTTTAATTCCTTTTCTAGCTCCAATATCCTTTCAAGGTCATCTATCCGATCTTGAGCGCTTTTCTTTATCGTTTCCTTGTAAGCTTTTAGCTTTGCCCAATCCCTGTCAAGATTGTTATAAACAAACCCCGCCGTGAATACGAAGTTCAACGCCACAACCCCGCTAAGCGTTGAAGCGATGAACCTTATAGGGTGTTTAACCTCCAACGACGGCACCTAAAGCGTTTCCAGCCCACAAGGCAGACATAACGCTAAGCACAAACAAATTAAACCTTAGATACATGCAATATTTACATTCTGACATTAGAAAACCCTTTTTTTAATACCTATATTTTATCAGTTAAACAAATTAGTCGCCAATCAATCGCATTGATCAACAGTAAAAGAAATACATCTAGCCACATACTGATAAAATATGTCGCCATGTTTTCCCTCATACCAGCTTATAGCGAAACCTAATAAAACACCCAAAAAGAACGATATTAGTATTTTTTTCATTATAAGCCCGCCCATTTTAAAGCATCTTTGTATGAAGCCTCACGCCCCCCTGGCAATATAAAATACCCTTTATCATTGGTAAATAACATCATGTCTCTGACTTTAATAGTTATAGGCAAACTATAAACAATATATTTATTTTTCCCCACACCTATATCTGTTTTTATTAAATTGTAATTTTTATCTATGTAAGCAAGTATTTGTTCCGGTGCGTGGTAACGACTAATGGTTTTTACCTCCTCAATAGTCAAAGCCTCGCCTCTTAGCATAAGATTAATAATTTCTTTTGCCTTTTTCATTGTCTTCACCTAAACTGAATAAATTTTCATCATTAAAAAGCTTGATCATATTTTTTCTGTAGTTTTGATATGACCAGCAACTTGTTTTCTTACGTATATCAATTCGCTTTAAACACCTCCTTAGCTCTCTATCTATTCTTTTCATTATTTTTTCCCGTAAGGCTTATACTCTGGCTCTCTTTCTTTTGGCTGAGGCACGTAATTAAGATTACTAAATCTGGTGTATTGCAACTCACTTAAAAGATAGTCAGTTCCAGCTTCGCCGTTTCGAAATTTGCTTGTGATAATCTCCGCTATGCCAGGGTAATCGCTGTCTTTATTATAGTAATCGTCTCTATATATAAACTGGATAATGTCGGCATCTTGCTCTATCTGCCCTGATTCTCTTAGATCTGCATTGATTGGCCTCTTATCTGGTCTGCTCTCAACGTTTCTGCTTAGCTGCGAAAGTGCAGTTATTGGAGCACCTAACGATTTAGCCAACTCCTTAAGCTGTCGGCTAACCTCGCTCACTTCGTCAAACCTCGTAGCAGACTTGAATCTAATTAGCTGTAGATAGTCAAAATAGATTGCATCTAGCGGCCTAACGCGGTGAAACTTCTTGGCGATATTTGCCGCGTGACGAATATCAATTCCGCCCTGATCGATAATATGCAAGTCAATGCCTTTTAGTTTCTGCATCCCAAGCAAAAGCTTAGCGTGATCGTCGTCGTCAAGCTGGCCCCTTAAAATGTTTCGATTTTTGATCCCTGATATCGAAGATATAGCCCGGTCAACCAGCTCTTCCCTTGACATCTCAAGGCTAAAAAATAATACATTTCCGCCTCGACTTGCTATGTCAATAGCCTCGTTTAGCACAAGCGTAGTCTTTCCCATCCCTGGCCTAGCCGCAACAATACGAAGGTTCCCGTCTTTGATTCCGTTCAATCGATCGTCAACGGCATTAAAACCCGTCATCAACCCTTGAGGCGCTTCCCCCTTCATTCGACTATCAAGCCGATCAATAGCAGACCTTAAAGAGTCCTGCCAGCTTTCCTCACACTTCACCTTAACCTCTAAGCCCCTTAGAGCGTCGCTGACGGCTTTTAAACAGTCATCCATAGATTGGCTAGCGATTACGTCTTTCGTCGCTTGTTCGAGCTTACACAAAGCCTTACGCCTAAAAGATTCCCTCTCCACAATAGTCGCGGATATTACCGGGTTGTATTGATGAGTGTTAGACGTTAAATCTACAATGTAATCAAAATCGCCTGTAGCCTCAGATACAGCAATCAGGTCTACAGCTCCGTCGTTATTCAGGTCAATAATTGACCTTGCTATTCTGCGATGCCTATCACTAGCAAAGTCCTCATGAGTAATCAGCTCTAAAACGTCAATCAGGCATCCAGGATTATTGATCATAGAAGCCAATAGGCTTTGTTCTGCTTGTTCGATCATGCCCAGAATGCCTCCACGTTACGATAGAACTTTGTTTTGTTAATCAGCATGTCAATAGTACATACCGCTTCACCGTCTATACCGTCTCGTATCCAAGAGATAGTTTTGCAGTTGTTAAAGTAGGCTTGCCAGAACTCCTCCTTTTGATGCTCCTCGTTCTCTGAGATTCTAGCCAACAGTGGCTTGACCCTTTCCTTGCTAGACAAGAAGTGATCCTTTAGGCAGCCCTTTGCATTGCAGTTGTCTTTCACTATCGACAAGTACATATCAACTATCTCACCCAAAAGAGGGGATGGAGTATCTGTTTTACTATCTGTGTTTATATCTGGTATAGGTTGTTTAGAATTAAACTTTCCATTGTTTAAATTTGAACAATGGTTTGTTTCCATTTGAGCAATGGAATATTCAGGCATTGAATACCATTTAGTTCTATCGTATCCCGCCTTATTAAAGTTGCTGCTTATCAAATAACCGTCTGACTCAAGCTCTCTAATAAGTCTAGCTATCTTTTGTTGCGACCAGTAAGGGAATATTGAAGCCAATGCTTTTGAGCTGTTATAAGTCCAATAATGATCCTCATAGAGGTTTTTACCATTAGCTTTATTTTTCTCAAGCCAAAATCGAAAGTTTGACATTATTATGGATTTTTCAAGCCCTAAAAAAACAGCCTCGTCAACGTTAAAAACATGATTCATTCGGCACCCCCTGAATAATCTTTTAGTGTTATTAATGGCTCATAGCCGCAAGACTCGAAATGAAATAAATGTCCACCAAGGGGTATATGGACACCTACTTTCTCAAGCTTTATGACTTGCTGGCCTGAAAGAATATCCTTGAATTTAGAGTTTTTGCACATCATTGAATATCTAAACTCTTCTAAAGATCTATTAGACTTTGCCGAATTGCACGAACGGCATGAGTTCATTAAGTTTGATATATGGTCACTTCCGCCATTTGACTTGGGTATAAAATGGTCAATGCAAAGGTTTTCGGTTTCTTTCCCGCAGTAAAAACATCCCTTGATGTGGCTAGATAGTATATTTTTTATACGCCTTTTTTTAGGCGTAAATCCAGAATATTTCATTTTTCACCTTATTCATTTTAGCCTTGTTCTTAGGAGTGAATGCGGCAACCTGAACAAGGAAAGGGCTTTCAGTGGGTAGCTACTCCACACCTAGCCGCATGACAATTATAACAAACCTAATGGTTATTCTTTATATTAATTGTTTCATTTGCTAAGATTTTCTAATCAATAACAACATATGTTGGTCTGCGACCACCATCCGTATGTATCACAAGCTTATAATCTGCATTATCAAGATCATCTTGAGATATCTTGCCATGAAGGCAATCAAGCATATCAGAGTGCATACAACCCCAAACAATGGTCTTACCACTCCTCACTGTGTAAAGCTCTATCATTTCCCGATCATCCTTATGATTTCGCACTAAAACGTTATCCACTCTTTTTTTTATCATATATCACCTTTATTTAATCTTTTACGCTTAATAGCGTTTACATTTTTGCCTATATCCATGATTAGATACTCTATTCACCTTTTAAAGCCTGTTTAGCTGCTTCAAACTCTTCTCTTGTAACTAGTTCGTTTAATAGCCAATAACCGTGGCGATTTCCTTTTAGATTTTTGCATAAAATGCAGTTGTTGCATTCGTCGCAGCAGTTGCATTTGTAGCAGTTGTAGCAGTTTTTGCAGTTGTTGCAGTAGTTGCAGTTGACGCATTTGTAGCAGTTGTTGCAGTAGTTGCAGTCGTTGCAGTTGTAGCAGTTGTTGCAGTAGTTGCAGTTGTAGCAGTTGTTGCATTCTGCGTTTTTAGCATCAGCATTAAGCTTTTCAAACTTTTCTAGCAATTCTTTTTTGTTCATCTCTTTCACCTTCTTTTTCTCTTTCTTTTCTGGCCAGCTTAGCGCTATCACTTTCTAGCCCGTTCTTGATGTAATCTTTGTTGTGCTTGGCTCTAAATGGCTTTGTCATGCTTTTCTAGCGCCTCTCTCAATCTTTTTTTTAGCGCGTCCATAGCTTCTTTGTCTTTCTTGTCCTGCCTGTATTGAATAACCCCGCTAATGCTTATCATCATGATCGCAATAACTAGCAATATCTCTAAATTATTCATCTTCGTTTTTCTCCATTATCGCTTGAGCTTCGGCGGATAGCTGCAATGCTTCAAGAAAGTTGTACATGACCGACACCCTGTATCTAAGCTTCACAATATCAAGACTTATTATGTCTTCTTTATGGTTAACACTAATCATTTCTTGCCAAACATCGCTATTAGCTTCCCAGAAGTCATACCAAAAGTTGGTATCTACGGCATTTGGGTCTTCCATTAAATCAAGTATTCTGTCCGACATAGCAATAGCCTCAAAATCTAATTCAGGCTCAGTCAAGCTAACAGATGGCGCGTTGTAACGCTGTTCTGCTTCAGTGTTGCGACATCGTTTTGCGCCAAAGTCGCCCTGGATTATATTACTCATCGCTATCGATCCTTATTCCGCTAATTTTATTTCGATTAAACGCCTTACAATAAATATTTCTCATCATCTTCACCTATTTTCATATTTACGGCCTTAGCAAGTTTTAAAAACGTTTTAAGCGTTGGTAGTGTTTTTTGTTTTGCCGTCTCGCTTATTGTTGACTCGCTAAGTCCTGTTAGTTTTGATAAATCTGCTTGGCTTAAGCCATTAGATTCTGCTAGTTCAAAAACTCGACTTACTAGTTTTTGTGGATGTTTCAATTGATTCCCCTTTGTCTTGACTGTGTGTTTATATTACTTCGGTATTCCGAAGGTGTAAATAAAAAATATATACTTGTTAGTTATTTAACTCAATATCCATATTCAAAAACATATCTTCCTGATGCTCAGGCCTGTTGTCGCTTAGCTCCTCACATACCCGCATAAATTCTAAATAGCTTTGATATTGCTCATGTGTTAAATGAGACGGCTTAATCTCTTGAGATTGTTTTGACGACATATAAATACTCTTTTGTAACACGGTTGCACTTGTCACAACTTTTAAGCCGTGATGTTTCATATACAGAGGATATGTCCATATGACCTATAAGGCTTCGCAAAATAGGCTCTGTTGGCCTTTCTTCTGCCTTTAGCACCCTGCTAACAATATCTGCCTTTTCACCCACCATTGCGGCATAAATTTCTATGCACGAATCCCATTCATGAACCCCATTATTTCGTCCATAGGCTCTTATGCGTGATTGTATGTAGGCTGTCATCTCTGGTAAGGTTTTTGCAGTCATGCCCGCATTTTACACTACTTGAATGTTCAGCCGCCATAGCACAGATAACCATTAACAATAAGGCAACAATCTTAACGTGACGACTCATCTTAATGCTCCCGATTGTATGCAGCGCTTTATGCCCCTAATTATTTCGATTGGGCTTGATCCGCAATCTTCATAGATATCCTGATTTAATGATATTTTTTTCAAAAGAGGGATGTATGATTTTAAATGATTGCTTTGAGAATTATTAATAATCTCAAGTATTGCAACGCAATCCGCTCTATCGCTTGATGTTGTAGTATTCTTTCTGTCAGAAAGTTGACGCCTGCTTAGAATTTTTCGGCATGCTAAGCGGCTTACGATAGCCGAAGCTAAAATCTTATCTTTTTGATCGAGATTAAAGTAGCAAATCTCATAGATACCATAACTTTTGGCGCTAGCATCTTGTATTGCGCGGCTATATGCTCGTATTGCTTTTGATATTCTCATTTTTCTTTCACCTGATTTGTTGTTTGCCTTGACTATGAATATATATTAGTTCGGAATACCGAAGATGTAAATTAAAAATATATAATACATAGGCATAAAAAAGCCCTCACTATGGAGGGCTGCTAATCAGGTGAAAGACAATCATTTATAAGACCAAGATTATCTAACAGGCATGTTATCAGGTCTCTACCGCCACTGTCGACTCGTGATAGTCCAACTCTTCCCCTGCCATATCATCATTTACTGCAATTTCATCCGATAGATCAATGTCAAACGCAATCATTAGATCAACAAACGCATTTGCCTCATCACTGCCACTGAGGCCAGAAAGATGAAGTTTAGCCGCTGTGATTTTTGCTTCCATTTCTTCTTCATGCTTCTTAAGCAATTCTGACCACTTTGTAACCTCTAGGCTAGCACTCTTAAGCGTCTCATCAACGCTTTCTAGCGCTTCCTGCGCCTTTTCAATATCGGACTTATACTTCGCCTTTGACTCTTCTAGTTTTTCAACTTCAGCCCGAATAATTTTAATTTGATCGTCGATATATGATACTAATGACATTGTTTTCACCTATGCATAACAAGTTTTAGCATGTTTAGGACACTCTTTATAATTGGGCGTGCTACATGCGGTTAAAGTTAAAGTTAAAAATACAAAAATTAATTTCTTCATGATTTAGGGGTAGACCTATAAATTTTATCCATATGATCTTTATCGTGTAGAGAGCCGCCAAACCAAAATCTTAATATCATAGGTATGCCACTCGTTAATACGCCAAGCATGGCAGACAACATATGACCAATTTGTTCCGGCATCGTCACAGCGCCAGAAAACAAGACCCAAATAATAAAAAAGTAGCCAAATATAAACAGGAAGGACAGCGTTATTTGGGGTGCCATGTTTTTAGCCGCTAATTGTCTAGCACTTTTACGGTCATTAACTGCTAAAGACTCGATATCAATATCAAGTTTTTTCATATCGGTTTTAAATTTGGCTTCGATTTCTTTTATTTGTGCGAGCTTTTCAGGGCTAGCGCTTAAAATGACATCTTCCAAATCCTGATCTTTGTCGTCTAACAGCGCGGATGTTAAATATTTTGTCGCTGTCCCTGCCAATGGGCCACCTAAAGCGGTTGCCAAAGTAGGCGCAACACTAGATATAATCTTTTTCCAATCGTTCATTCGCCATCCCTCATAATAGTTGCATTTCTCAACGCTCTGGCGGGTGAATCATGACGCGCCCATTTACTGTCCATCATTTGGTCGGCGGCCTCCTCGTAATCTCCACCCTCTATAGCTGTAATCATTTTTTTAAATCGGAGTACGCCACTCACACCCATCTGATAACACATATCTAAAATAATCATACGACGGTCATGGCTCAGTTTGCGATACCAATCATGTTCAGCCATATTCAAGTTTAAGCCGTTGATTAGATGCTTAGTCCACGCTTTGGCGATTGGCTCGGGTATCGGTGTGGTCTCAAGATTGATCCCGTAACCAATAGTTTTATAACCAGCGGGACAGTCGTACATTTCGGACTCAAAGCCCTCTTCCTGTTTAATTTTTTCTAAAATGTCGATCATAGGTTTCTGTGTGTTCTAAATGTTAATAATCGCATAAATTTTACATACCATTTTGGTATATGCCGGTTACGTTATCCGGCGTCAATCCCAACACTCAGCCATAAATGGGGCTTGACCGTCGCGCTAGTAGTATCAATCCTCTAGCGTTATCTCGTATGAC